AACTCTGGATTACGTTTTAATAACCATTCATCCATCCAGTACGAAGGCATTGCTTTTATTATAGCACTCATTAATGGTTGACCAACTGCTGCAGAATTTTCCATCATATCTTTTTCTATATTTTCTGCACGTTCTTTAAACTTTTCTTCCTCACCTAATAGTAAATATGCTTGTGCTAAACGTGGAGATGTTAATGCACCTTCTCCCTTACCAATAACATTAGCACCTAATGAAATTGCAAATGTATATAATTCCCAAGCAACTAACTTACCAGCTATTTTAGATGCTTCTTTATAACCAGACATTTTTAAACCACTTTCAATCATTTGTTCAAATGGTACAAGAATATATCCAGGAATACTGCTTTTAAAATCATCAAGAAATTTACTACCAGGTGTATATTTTTCTATCGTTGTATCAAATACATTAGTATCATTTAACTTAGCTGCACCAAGTGAACCACCACTTGTTTTAAAAGCATCTTCAATTTGTTCATAAGATACTTCAGATAAATCCATATTACCTGCATTTAATTCACCAATTATTTCTTCTGCTATTTCTTGTAATGCTTCTGCTTGACTAACAGTATTAGGTCCAGCAAAAGAATCAGTTAGCTGTAAACCTTCATCACTTATTTTTTTAATTAACTTTAAACCTAATTCAGGATTTTCATCCATCCAATATTTCCATAATTCTTTATAAGCAGATTTACTTTCTTCTAATGTTTTTCCATACAAAACACTATCTGGTGCAGGAGGTTTACCTTTACCAGACTTTTTAATTTCATTTTGCCATATATCTTCTATAGTTCTACCAGCAGCTTCACCTTCTTTAAACGTAGCATTTAGTGCAGAAAACTGTTTACCAAAATCATCACCTTTAGTAGATACTTCAAATGTTTTAACTTTATCTGTACCTGTAAAAGGTTTTAATTTATTATCCCACTCTGTTTTTAAAGCATCTAATCTTTTTTGTTGTTCTGGTGTAATAGGAACTGTACCTTCTGGCATAGGTTCACCTTTAAGCCATGCTTCATACATAATCATTGTTTCATCAAAGAATCTTGTTTTAACTATTACTTCACTATGTGATGATTGATGTGAAAATGGATTACCCATACCTTGTCCACGACCAAATACCATATCTGCTTGTGATTTATTATTTACTAGCTCTACAGTTAAACCAGGATTTTGTGCTTCTACAATTTGTTTATATGAGTTTGCATGATTAATTGTTTTGTTTTTATTTGCATATGGATAATATATTTTTAATGTATTTTTAGATGTAGGTATATCTTCTTGTACAGCTTTAACAATAGTTTCTTTTGCTTGTTGACCTAGTTCTTCTGTACCGTAAGACCTATTACCAGCAACATTTAATGTTTCTATATTATTGTCAATTAACCATTGTCTAAGTTCTTTGTCAGTTGGATTTTCTATCCAAGGTTTATTACCAGAATAATTTTTAGTTGCATCATAACCTTTACTATCTCCTTCACCAAACCATACAGTACCATCTGCATTTTGTGCATTAGCTTTAGTTCTATCAGGATAAGATTGAGATTCTATTTCTTCCCATTTACCACTGTCTACAAATTCTTGAAAGTTAGGACTATTACTACCTTCAGGAACTACTTTAAAACCTTTATTAACTGTACCACCATAATCTATACCTAGTTCTTTTGCAGCTTCAATACCATATTGGTCTACATTTTTTTGCATACCAGATATTATTTTTTTTAATTGTAAATCTTCAGACACCAATTTTTTAGCAGCTATACGTGCTTCAACACGTTTTTTCATAGCTTCTTTTTTTAAACGTTTATCAGGGTCGTATACATCTCCACCTTGTTCTGGTGTAAAATTTTGTTTTTGTATAGATGCGGTAAACTCACGCAGCATTATCCACGGCCACCCATAATGTAATTCATGTATGCTTTTTGTGCATCTCTAACTGTTACACCTGATTGTTGAAACTGTGCGTCACTTTCTGCTTCTTCCATAATTTGTTCTTTAGCAGTTGTAATAGGATTCTGTATATTAAAAGCATCTTGTAATACTGGCGTATCTAACTGTACATATTTAGTTGACGGCATTTCTGTTATAGGGTCAACAGTAGGTTTTTCAATCATAGTTTTATATATTTCACCAGCACGTATGTATTTGTCTTGTGCTATTAAAGCTTGTACGTAAGGTGACCATTGAACAGCGATATCATCAATAAATTCTTGTTTTCTACGGTCACTCATAGTTTCACCATACATAGATTTATACAAATCTTCTAAATCTTGAAGTATATCTTTGTTACTAGGCAATATATTATCTGCAACTATTTCTCTAGCTCTTTTAGCATCAAAAGCTTTTTGTTCTGATTTAGTTAATTTTTCAAATTCATTAAATGCTATTTGAAATATTTGTCTACTAAGTATTTGATTATCACTAAGTTTGTTTTCAGCAAAGTTTACACCGCCAAACAATGCGTTTATTTCTGGTGCTGCACCTCTTTTTTTACCTTCTTGTACTCTATCTAAAAATGCATTTCTTTCTAAAGATTCAGGAGTAAATTGTTCCATTTCTTCAATAGCATAATTTAATATTGTTATTACTAAACCTTCAGTAACAGCTCCTTTAATACCATTTATTTCATCACCTAAATCATCTTCATCAATAATTCCAGCATTAATAGCTTTATCTTGTATAGCAGCTACTTCTTGTCTAGTTAATGTGTCATAAAATGTATCATAAAAATTATTTGATGGAAAAAATTTATCTAATTGTACTTCTACAGTTAGTGGTTCACCATTTTCAAAAATTACATTTCCTTGTTCATCTTTTTTAGTAAAAGTTCTTGTAGTTGTAGATTTATCATAACCTCTATTAAGCGCAGATAAATCTGTTGTTGCTTTTGCACTAGCTGATATAAAACCATTGTAAGAGTTCATCCATGTTGCAAAACTACCTTCTGGTAATGCTGTTAATAAATCAGTTAATGTATCTAATTGTTCTTCAGATATACCATAACCATTTGGGTCTTTAAATAAATCAGATAATGTAAAACCTAAATTTTCTTCTATTAATACTTTATCTTGTTCTGACAATGCCATTATTTATCTCCAAACATTCTACGTTCATTGTACAAGTAACTATTATACTCTAAAACATCTCTATCACTTGACCATAATCTTATAATTACGTTTTGATATACATGCAAGAAATCAGGATGGTCTACAATTATTGAATATGCAGCATCAGCCATACTTCTTCTAAGCATATGTGCATCAGAATCATTAGATGTTAACCACCATGTACTTGAACCTGAACCACTTGTATCTCTTGATATTTGTTCTGCTTCTTTCCAAAATTCCATATATTTAATAAAACCTTGACCAGCATCATAATTTTCAACAAAATCAGATGTTGTCCATTTATCTCTAAGTTCTTTAAACCTATTTTGTACAGTAGCTGGTTCTGTTTGTCCAAATGATGCTTGAAATCCTGGGTGTGTTTCTATTAATGCTAATCTAAATGATTTATCCATAGATTCTTTTTGTGCAGTTGATATATCTCCATTATTAACTGCACGTTCTGTTTGTTCTTGAAATCTATCGTACTTAAACCAAGCAACAGTATCATTAGCAGATAATAAATAAGCTTCTGGATTTACAGTAGCTTGTGCTATTACATCAGAATAAGTTCTTTCATTTTCTGGATTTGATGGATTTAAATAATGATATGTTAAAGGTAAAGCATTAATTTCTGTACTGTGTTTATCTTTCCATTCTTTAACTTTAACATCCCATACTGTAGCTACAGGACTTTTATCTTTAGTACTTGTAAGAATATACCCATGGTCTAATCCAAATTTAATAGAAAACTCTTCTGCAGCTAATCTATGGTCACCATATTTTTGTACTAAATCATCATATTCTTTTGCTAATACAACTGTTGACCACCATTTACCAGTTTTATCTTGCACAGCGCTTCTTAAATGTTGAGTAGTTACAGCACCAAATTGAGTTATACCTCTTGTTAATGCAAACCATCTAGCTTCATGTGCAGAATACATTAACAATGCTCTATCTAATGTTTCCCAAGATAATTCACCTTTTTTGTATTCGTAAGGTTGATTATCATTTTCAGCAAACCATTCCGCCATTTCTTGAGTAGTAGGTAATTTTCTATTACCATCCCATTCAGGTAATATTGTTTTTATATATTTATCTATATGTCCATTTTCTAAATATATTAAATCTGTATCAGATATTTTTATATCTTCCCAAAATTCAATTGTAGTTTCAGCTCTCATAGAATTAAACTTATTATTCATATCCCAATTCCACATCATGTTATCTGAATCTACATATGTGTCACTAAATTTTTCTCTTATAACATCTACTGGGTTACCAGATGTTCTAAATTTTTGTACGAAAGGTAATTGTCCTAAATTAAAAGCTTCAAACAAAGATTCTGGTGGTGGAAAATCTCCAAAAAATTCATCTTGAAACTCTTGGTCAAAACCTAACATTTGTCCAGCTTTACTATCAAACAATAAATTTTGTGCGTATTGAACCATTGGTTGAGCAGATGGCCAACCTTGTGTGCTTACCATGTTTACACCGCTACCATAACCTACTGTATTAGCTCTAAATCTAGCATCTTGACCAAATGCATTAGCACTATGCATTGGTTGCCAAGGATATAAAAATACCATTTCTCCTGTTAATGGGTCTTCTTGCCATACTCCTTGTCCATAATAACTTAAATTACCACCAACAGATTGTGCGCCCATAGAAGCGTTACTTGCTGCTTTAAGACTATAAGGATTAGCAGCTACTGCTTTACCCCATCTTTTAGCTATTTCAATAAATACTTCTGGAAAGTAATAAACATTTCTAAATATTTCAGATACTCTATGTTTATTTTTTGTGTCATACAATATTGATTTCATATTTTGTACAGCAAATGAATTAGCAAAATTACTTATTCCTTCGTAATCATTAATAGAACCAGATGCTGTAACACCTCTAATATCATCTAACATGTACTTAGGAATTTTTGCAGTTTCAGCTTCTTTAATTAATTTCTTTTGTAATGAAGGACTAAATTTATGAAAGTTTGCACTTAACTTTAACCATCTATATTGTTTAAATATAGGACTTCTATTCATTCTTGCAGTAGGTGATTGAAGTAACACTTCAAATATACCACCATATAAAGCATCTAATTTACCACCTAGTTGAGCATATTTATTTACAAGTTCTGGTTTAGGAACAACTACAGAGCCAAAATCATAAATTTTTTCATTAGTTATTTCATCTACTTTATCTATAAAACTTTCTAAACCTTCTTTAAGTTTTCTTTCATCTTTAAGTTTAAATGTTTCATAAGGATTATTATCCCAATATCTTGGCGCAAGATTTACCGCATTACCATTAGCATCAATAAATTTACCTGTAGCTATACCTTCTCTTAATGCTGATGAACCTACAAATGGATGTGATATATCAAATACAGCTTCTCCCGCTCTTTCCATACCTTCTGGAAAATAAAAATAATCTTTACCTTCTTTCATTGGCATGCCAGTACGCATTCTAATTTCACCTTCTTTTTGAAATAAATACCTTACCCAATTTTCACCTCTACGAATACTTGTTTCATAATTACCAATATATTTATTACCACTTAAACTTATTAATCTATCTCTTAGTTTTAAAGCTTCTTTTGTTTTAGACCATTTAATAATTTCATCAGGAGTACCATTAGGTATTGCAGCTAAAGCACTCATTATTGGGTCTTGCCAAGCTTTTGTATATTGAAATACATAACCACCTAGAGCTAAACTATTTTTAGAAGATACTGGTACATAATCAATTAATCGTTTATTTATATTTCCTAAATTTAAATTAGATAAAGAAAGTTGTGCATTAATTGCATCGTGAAAATAATGTGACATAGTTACTTCATTAACATCTTTACCAGAATCAATAATATTTTTAGCTAATATTGAAAAAGGATTGTATTTAGCTTTAGGTATATAACCATAACTAAACATCCATGAAAAATATTTTTGTGGTTGAAAAGATATCATTCCAAACAATTGAGGAAACACAGCAAATGCTATTTGTTCTTCAAGTACTACTCTTTGTGTAAGTGCAGGTTTTGCAATTAAGTTTGGTTTAATAACAGTATTTAAAAGAACATCTAATGATTGATTTACTGTTCCTTCTTCTAAAGTTTTAGTAGGTATTCTAATTTTATGACCTTTTTTCTTTAAACTTTCTGCATATGTTTTAGTTGTTGCAAAAAAATCACTCATATCAAAATTAGGGTCTATATCAAAAAATCCAGATAACATTTTATTTAAAGCTCTATTGTTTGTTAATGGCGCACCTTGTTGATTCATTTCAACTATTTTTGTAGCTGATGGAATAAATGTAGTTTGACCTGTTTCAGATACAATTCTTGGTGACCACATATCAGGCATCATTTTTCCTGTAGGGTCATTAATATAATTTTCTGTACGTACTTCACCAGCAAACTTATCATCAATGTATCTTTTCATTATCTTTGCAGCTTTTTCACCTTTACGTTTACCAACCATACCAGCATCATATACACCCATTTTTTTAGCTATATCACGTACATTAGTTATTGTGAACTTCATATCTAAAAATGCATCAATAAATCTATCAGCAGCATATGTATCATATCCAGTTGACATCATATGATTTACCATTGTTCTATATGCTTCAGCTTTATTGTTATATGAAAGAGTTGTTCCTGGTTGTATAGCAAATAATTTTTTAAATCTAGGACTCATACCTGCAGTTAATTCAGAATAAAAACCCATATTTCTTGATGTAGATATAAGACCTGTATCTTGCCATTTAACAAAATCTGCTTTAGATACTACTTGTGTATCATCCATGTATTTTGTTTTACGTGGTATTAAGTTATTTGATTTAAAAATATCTTTAGATTTAGTAATTGTTTCATCAACAGTTCTAATACTTCTATTTATAGCTCTACCTGCTAAAGAACCTACAGATGGTACAACAACATTTTTACCTGCAATTTTACTTGCAACATTAGAAGCTAAAGCAGATGTACCTTTAGGCAAGCTATCAAGCATAAATACTTGGTCCATACCTGGAGTTCTTATTCCATTACCATACATTCTACGAAATAAAGCTTCTATACCTGTTTCATCAATTTTTGGGTCTAACATTAATTTTTTAATTTCAGGTGGAAAAAATTTAGTAAATGGATTCATTTCTAATGCCATACCAGATTTATTTAATGCATATGCTTTAATAACTCCTGAATCTTTTAATACGTCAACTAAATCATTACCTGATTTTGCAAATGTAGTACGTAATTTACCACCAACTAATCCCCATTCTTTTTTAAGTTTGTTAGTTTTTTTACGTGCATCTTTAATTTGTTTAGTTAAAGGTTTAATAAAATTAGATTCATAACTATCAAAGTTTTGTATAAATTCATCTACATTATCAATTGGTTTACCATTAAGTGGATTTTGTTTATTTGTTTTAATCCAATTATTAACTATTTCTTTTTTCTTTAATGGACTAAATAATCCTTCTTTAGATATTTCAGTTAATGGATTAACAGTTCTAGAAAGTTTTTGTAATTTCTTAAAAGTCTTAACACCTTTATAAAAACCTAATTCAGATACTGCACGTAAAGAACCATCTATCCAACCTGATAAAACATTGTATTGTTCTGTACCAACACGATATTTTAATCCAGCTTGATATCTACCATATGAATATGGTTCTTTAACACCAGCTATTGCATTAACATTTAAATTATTTTTAACAGCTTGTTGGTCAGCTAAAGCAGGTGTGAGTACTGCTCTACGACCAGAAAATATTTCTATTTGATTAGGTTTTTGTATAGATGTCCAGTTTATATCAGTATCTTTATTTGGTTTGACAATAGGAATACCTTTTTCTTCATAAAATCTTCTTTGTGATTCTAACTTAGAATATCCCATATCCATAAGTTCTTTAACTGTAGGGTCATTTTCTGCCATAACAGATTCAACTCTAAACCATCTTTTGTTGTTCATATTGATTGGTTCACCTTTACGTAATTGATTTACCATTTCAAATACATATGGTGAGCCACCTACCTCAGCAGCTTCTTTAGCAAATTTCATCCAACCTTTAGTTTCTGCTAACCAACCTTCTTTTGTTCCGATATCATCTAAATATTCTGATTTAGAAAAATCAATAGGTAAAAATTGTTGTGCATCATTTAATGTATATCCACTTTCTACAAATCTATCCAAAGCATTTAACTGTTGTGCATATGCAAATACCCTACCTATAAACTGAGGTCTATTGTTAGGTATTAAAAATTGTCCACCAGGTATTGCTGTTAATCCTTGTTGAAAAGTTGATAAATCTCCTATATTGCCTGGGTCTACTTCAAACTCACCTGTTTCTTTATTAAGACGCATTTTAGGTCTTTGTACTTCACTGCCTGTAACACCAGGATTGTATTTTATTAATAACTCACTCATACCGTCACCTAGTGCAACTAACCAGTTAGTAAATGCACGAACAGGTGTCAATATAGTTCTATCACTTTTTCTACGTTCTTTAAACATAGCTTGTATTTCAGATTCATCACTTTGATAACTAACTGTTGAATAATAATTTGCAATTAAATCATCTGCGTTACCTGTTTTGTATCCACCGTATTTTTGGTTATACCAAGTATTAGCTTGTTGTGCCATCATTTCTTTTGCATAATGGTCATTTAAATCTCCAAAAGCTTGTGAGTCTACAGGTATATTTGTTTCTAACGCCATAGGTTGTAACATTTCTGCAGGCAACATAGGATACCTATCTGTTAATGCAGTAAACCTAGTTTCAAACTGTGGGTTTCTATCTAAGAATTGACGTGCTTGTTCACGCCTATTTTCTTCTCTAATGCCTTGTTGAGCAAATGCTTTTTCTTCGAGGAAGTTTAACACTAAAACCTCTGTGATTGTCTTGTGCTAATTAACTGTGTAAGTAATGTATTTCCTGGATTTCTTACTGACATTTCCTCTAATAGTATATCCATGTCGTTTTGTAGCGATTCATCTGCTATACCATCTTGATTTATATCAATAATATTTCCTGCAGTAGGAGCTTGATATTGTCTTTCTGTAGGTCCATATAAAGTTTGTGATATTTGTTGTTGTGGCATTGGAATAGGTTCTACTTTAGGTAAACCTCCTCCAGCACGTTGTTGTGCAACAAACTCTTTATTTGCACCATAATCAGCGTCAGGAAGCCTTCTAAGAGGTTGTTTTTTATTTCCTGGCCCTCCGTCAGTTCTATTCCTATTTGGAGTAGCTACTGGAGCTGGGTTGCTAGGTTGTCTATATCCGCCTCTGTTAGAACGTTTCTTTGCCATTATAAAAATCCTTTGTAATTAATATAATAATTCCAGGACTAGGTGTAATAATTTCTTCAACGTTTTCTGAAAGTATATCTAATTCGTCAGTTACGCCATATTCTTTATACACTAAATCCCAGAACTCTACATCAAAATAATTTTGCATTCTACTATATTCCAAATGCTTGAGCCATTGTTGGTACATTTTGTCCTCCACCTTGCATCATCTGTTGTTGCATCATTTGTTGTTGTATCATAGCTTCTTCTTCAGGTGACATCTGTGGCTCTTGTGGAGTATAGAACTGCTTCATAATCTCTGTTATTGCAGATGGATACTCGTAAATAGCTATTGCAGCCATTGTTGCTGCAGGGTCACCTTGTGCAGACCTTGCTAAAATACTATCAAACAATACTTGTTCAGCTTTGCTTTTACGTATTCTTTCTTGTACTTTTGCTATGTTTTCTAAACCATCAATATTATCTTGTAATGTTTCTACGTCTATAACACCTGCTTGTAATAATTGCAATCCAGTTACAATTTTTTGTGGTTCATCAAAACCAGCCATAACTCCGTAAATACGTCTAGTTTTAAAGTCACCACCAATATCAGCAAGTGGTTGATAGTTTTCTGCAAATGAAGAACCATTTAAGAAACCTGCCATTGGTTTTTTAGTAATGCCTTGTGAATAAGATAGTATTACATCCATCTCTAATCTTTTAGCATCCATTTGTGTTACAGCAGATTTTATAATATCTCTATACTCACTAATCATAAGTGACATAGTGCTATTAAGTTCTGACAAACCTGCACCAGTAACAAATGAGTTAGGTGATTGGCTATCGTCTGTTACAGGATAACCACCTACCATACGCAATTGTCTTTCCAATCTATCTATTTGTTGGAATAACTGATACGGCATATTATTCATTGGTTTAGAAACTTGTGTACCAGGAGCTAGATAGTTAACAGCAAATCTACCTTTACGATATTGTCCTGATTCTATCTCACCTGATATGTTGGTTTCTGTAAAAACAGAATCTTCCATTGCTATTGCTGACATAATGTTTATTTTTGCCATCATTGCCATCAAACCTATAACATGGTCATATTGTCCTTTTAGTTGGTCAAAAGACACACGCTTCATAAATACAAATGGTGGAGTTGATAGAACGTTAGGTATAAAATCTAAAATCATGTTACGTTCTGGGAATACTACATAAGTACCACCCATGTCGTAGTACTCAATAATTCTTACACCAGAATAAGTATTGTCTTCCCAGTTTTGTTCTCTGTTGTTTTCATATGACATAAAAGGTGCAGCTAAGTCACCATTAAGCTCATCACCTTCATCATCATCTTGTTTTAAAATTTGTTCTGCAAACTCTGGATAAATTTGTGCAAGTTTGTATCTAGGTATTCTTCTAATAACAGCCATTTCTCTAGGTTGTTGGTCAGGACCAAAGTTACCTGGAAATGTATCGTAAGGGTCACGTAGTTCTGCACTTGGATAAACAAATCCGTTAGTATCACGTTTTGTTGTAATTACCCAAGCACAATAACCATAACCAGGAAGCCATCTAGAAGCTTGTTGCAACTGGCTAAGTAAATTTTGTTTTTCATCATAGTTAGTAACAATACGTTCTAATTTTTCTGCACGTAGTTTACTTCTAGTAGAATCATTATCGTTAGGTACATCTACTCTAACTTGTGGTATACCTGCTACTTTTTGTGCAAGTCGGTCAATACCAGATTGCAACATGTTAGGAGCTGGTAATAAATCAGCATCAGAGGTTTCCATTGTATTACCTAATAATGCTTTTATACCATCTGAACCACCATTAAGAATTGCTTTTATTCTAGCTTTTTGTACTTGTCTTTCTTGTACTAATTTACCAGATGTAAGTTCAGCAGCATTCTGGACAATCTCTTTGTATGTTTTAATATCTAAATTTTCTATGCCCATGGTGCTTCGTTCATATCTGTCATCTTATAATCTCCATAACTAGGACTATAGTCTAATCCTATATCAGCAGCATGCTCTTTTTGCATACGCCTAAAAACCTTCATTGGAAACCAACTTGCCATAACTATATCAGTTTTTTCCTTGTTTCGTTTAGAAACAGGTTTACCATCAAAGTATAACAGTTGTTGTCTGTATTTCTGCACTTTAGCATTAGATTCTCCATCACCAGTAGGTAAGTGTATTCTTCTATCTTCAAATAAATCAGCCATTGCACCTACACCATAAAGTGGGTCATGTTTGTTTTTACCTGTTAAATGTCCTTGTACAGTTATACCAGTACGTAATGTAAATTCTTTTATACCTTCGTCCATGCGTATAGCAGATTGAAATCCGTTTTCCTCTACTATCCAATGTCTACAATCGTACTCGTGTAACCATATTGCCATTTGGTCTAACGCAGCTCTAATACCACCACCACGTTTGTTTTCTAAATCAACTAAATACAACTCACCTCTGTACTGGTCTATACCCCACAATACTGATGCTTGGTAACCACTTGATGCAGGGTCTAATCCAGCAACTAAATATAAATTTTTATATACCTGTCCTAGTACTAAGTCAGGTCGCATACATTGGTCAATCATGTTCATAGTAAATATTTGCGTACCTTCTACATATGCTTGATTAAAATAAACCATTTCGAATGTTTGCCTACCACCTGTAGATTCAGCAGAATGTAACCTAGACATTAACCATTTAAAAGTTCTTTTACCTGGCCATAACATACAATCAGTATGTTCTTCTTCTAAGTGTTCTGGTATTTGACAAT